AAGGCCCATTTTGGAGTTACTTCCCCGGATGCTCGCCTTCAACGCCCTGAGTATCTTGGCGGTAACCGTATTCCTGTATCTATTAACCAGGTTATTCAGAATTCCGGGACCGTTTCCGGTTCTACGCCTCTCGGTGATACTGGTGCTATGTCTCTCACTACCGACGTTCATTCCGACTTTACTAAGAGCTTTGTTGAGCACGGTTTTGTGATCGGCGTTATGGTCGCCCGTTACGATCATACTTACCAGCAGGGCGTTGAGCGTTTTTGGTCCCGTAAGTCCATGTTTGACTATTACTGGCCTGAGTTCGCCAATATCGGTGAGCAAGCTGTGTTGAACAAGGAAATTTATGCTCAAGGCAATGCTCAGGACGATGAGGTTTTTGGCTATCAGGAAGCTTGGGCTGATTACCGCTATAAGCCTTCCCGAGTTTCTGGTGAAATGCGTTCGAGCTACGCCCAGTCCCTGGATGTTTGGCACTTGGCTGATGATTATTCTAAGATGCCCGCTTTGTCTGATGCCTGGATTCACGAGGACCCCGCCACTATCAACCGTGTCCTCGCTGTTTCTGACAATCTCGCTAACCAGTTTTTCTGCGATATTTACGTGCAGAACTATTCTACTCGTAATATGCCGTTGTATTCTATCCCCGGTCTGATTGATCACCATTAAAACTGCCATAAAGCCCCCTGGAAGCTTCCAGGGGGCGTTTTAAGAAAGGATGAGTGCATATGCCTAGCTCCGCTCAAAAAGTCTCTCAGGACATTGGAGGTCGTTCTAACCCTAATTGGAGCTCCGGCGGCTCTTCTTCTGCTGGCTCCTCTGTGTCGGATATGTTCGATAAGTACGCCGCTATGATCAAAGAGAACGCCGCCGAAAATAATGCCTGGTCTGCTCAGCAAGCTCAAATTAACCGTGACTGGCAAGAGCGTATGTCCAGCACTGCCCACCAGCGTGAGGTTGCTGATTTGAAGAAAGCCGGCCTCAACCCTGTCCTCTCTGTAAACGGCGGCCAAGGGGCCGCCACTACCTCCGGCGCTACTGCGTCCACGGATACGTCTGCTAACTCCGCCATTGCTGGAATCCTTGGTTCCATTCTCCAATCTCAGGTGAGTTTGGAGAATCAGCGTTTGTCTGCTCAGACTAATCTTGCGGTCGCTGAGAAGTACAACGCCATGTCTAAATATACCGCCGAGCTGAATAGCCAGACTCAGCTCAGTACCGCCAATATCTCCGCCGCTACTAGTCGTTGGATTGCCCAGCTCCAGGCCACTACGTCCATCAGTAACACTCAAGCCCAGGTTGCCGCTAGCAAGATCAACGCCCAGGTTGCCGCCGCCGCTCAGCGGTATGGTTATGAATTGAGCTCCTGGACCTCTCAGCAGGTCGCCAAGATCAATGGTGATGTGAATAAGGAACTTAAACAGATGGGTATTGATGCTGAATGGAATGTGCTCCAGGATACACAACGTCATGATATTGCAACTAATCCGAAGAAGTGGTTGTCTTATCAAGGAATTGAGCTTCTTGAAAAGTATCTGCCGAAGGATTTTCTTGGAAATCCTACCCTTGATAACTCCCGAGGCGGTGGCTTTAATTCCGCCCGTGGTGCTTTTTCTGGCCGTTAAAAAGAGCGCTGGGGCCCTATCTCCTTGATGTATAGGGCCCCAGTGACACCACGTCGGAAACGTGGTATAATGTCCTTAAGATAGGAGGTACTTTTATGAAACTCTGGAAATTGCTCGTTCTTGTTTTCTTTACCTGGTTTCTCTTTGGTAATGGTTGGGCTATGATGCTTGGCCTTATTGCTGTTCTGCTTGGAGGTGTATGAATGTCCTGTTATTATCCTCTCATTGGAATCCCTAACGGCGTGAACCCTAACGGAAAGACCTACTATGCCATCCGTCCTTTTAAGGACTCTGTTTGGGAAGATCTCCAGGTCCGGCCCCCGCTTCAAGGTCCTGCTGTCAAGATCCCGTGTGGAAAGTGTATAGGCTGTCGCCTGGATTACTCCCGTCAATGGGCTAACCGCTGTATGCTTGAGGCTCAGTATTATCCCCCGGATCAAGTTTGGTTTGCTACGATTACTTACAATGACAAGTATGTTCCTCGTGTGATCTCTATGGATCCTGAGACCGGCAAGCAGGCCCCCGCCCTTACTCTTCGGAAGCGTGATTTTCAACTCTGGATGAAGCGGCTCCGTCGCCATTTTCCGGAAACTAAGATTCGTTTTTTTGCCTCTGGTGAGTATGGATCCGAGACTTTGCGGCCGCATTATCATGTGATCTTATTTGGTCTACCAATTCACGATTTGGAGCCTTATGAAAAGTCCGGAAATTTTCAACTTTATACGTCAAAAAGTATTGCAAAAACATGGTCGAAGGAATATAATGATAATGACCTCCGAGATACAAGCAAGGATAGTTATGCTCCCCTTGCAGAAGAAAGCTTCGAGGAGAACGGAGTTATCTATGAGCCGTATGGAAGAATTGTATTATCCCCTTGCAGTTGGGAAACCTGCGCCTATACTGCCCGCTACACTGCCAAGAAATCCAATACCTTCTTCCCTCAGTTTTTCGAGTCGTTTGGACTCGAAGCTCCGTTTACCCTCATGTCCCGTAAACCTGGTATAGCTGGCCGATACTACCAGGACCATCCGGAGGTCTACGATTATCGCTATATCAATATCCCAGGCCAGGAAGGAGGCATTAAGTTTACAGTCCCTCGATACTTTGATCGGCTTCTCGAAAAAGAGGATCCTGAGGCGTTGGCGCGCATGAAGGAGATCCGTCAGAAGATTGTAACTGAGCTGGACAAGGAGAAGGACACAAAGACAACGTATGGTACAAAAAATCGTTTGGAGGTGGAAGCCCGTCAGAAAGAAGCTGTCGCTAAGATGCTAAGGAGGTCTGCTATATGAGTGAATTTGAAACTCTTTATGATTCGCTTTGTTTTCTTCGTGACACTTATGCTGTTAAGGCCAGAGCTCAATCAGATAATTCTCTTTCTGAATTTTATCATGGTCGTGCTGGTGCTTATGATGTTGCTTGTTCTGCTTTAAAGGAGGCTATTGAACATGAGAAAAAGAGCTGGTAAAAACGATAAGGCTAAGTTTCGCCGTACTGCTGTAAAGGCGAAGAAGATTAACATTGACCCGTATATTCCTAGAGGAGGTATTTCGCTATGAAAGAGCCTTCTCCTTGTCGTTCTATGCGTGCTCTTTTGCGCCGTCTTGGTTTTCAGTCCCCGTCCATTAAACAGTCTAAGGATGTTCCCGGTATGTTTGTTGTTACTGCTTATGACCCGATAGACTGTTATAATTTTTGTCGCTCTTATACTGTTGAGGATATTCGGAGCATTACTCATGCCAGTGATATTTTTTGGAGGTATATTAAATGAATGTTTTTGTCTACTCTATGCGTGATATCAAGTCTGACTTTATGGCTCCTACCTATAGCAGTAATGATGCTGTTGCTATGCGTAATTTTGAGTCAGCTATTGAGCAGTCGCATGATGTGTTATTTACGCATCGCTCTGATTTTCAGCTTTTCCGCATTGGTTCTTTCGATACTGATACAGGCGTTTTGATCCCTGAAAAGTTGCCTGTTCTTATCAAGGACGGAAAGGATGTTGTAGGCTGATGTATTACGTTGAGATTATGAAAGAGGGCCGTAACCGTGCTTCTTTCCCTTGTAAGACCCTTCCTGAAGCTAAGCGCACCGCTGTTGCTGTCCAGGAGTTGGTTGTTACCTCTGATGAGTATATTCGAGTCGTAAAGGAGATTGATTTTTGATGATGTTCCGTACCGTTTCTCAGGCCATCGAGGATCACCCCAGGGTTAATATTAACCCTGGGGACCCTGATAAGGTTCTCTACTCCCCTTCCTTTGATTCCTCCGGTCACATGGAGCTCAAAGAGGTTGGTAAGGAGTCTCTTTATCAGTTTATCCAGTCTCACAAGGAGAGTACCGACATCCATGTTATCCTTGCCCGCTTCGCCGCTGGTGATACGACTGCCCTTGCTAAGCGTCAGATGTTTTATGCTGATCTGACCGAGTTCCCGACTACCTATGCTGATGTGGTTAACACTATGCATGGTGCTGAGGATTATTTCACTCATCTTCCTGTTGAGGTTCGTGCTAAGTTTGGCCATGACTTTAACAAGTTCTTGGCCTCTCTCGATAACCCTCAGACTCTTGTTGACCTTGGGATTGTCAGTTCTCAGAGCCCAGTATCCCCTGAACAACTCCCCACCGAGCCCTCGACACCTGTCCAGAAGCCCCCGGAGGCACAAGCCCCTAGTTCTGCTGAAAGTG